GCACGCATTGGTCACGGCGCCGTAGGCCGTGGGCAGCGGGCCGTTCGGCGAATAGTTGATAGGGTAATTGTTGTTGTATTGCAGGGTGTTGAAGTCGTTGTTGTAGTCGGTGTTGAAGTCACCGTTGTTGCCGGGAAACGGCACCTGCGTGTTCGAGTTGGTGAACGCCCACGGCAGCGCGCCCGGCTGCATACCCGAAGGAATGGCGCTTCCCGCGACCGCTGACGCGCCGAACGCGGATTGCCCAGAGATCAGACGGCGGATGCACCCCGTCCGTTTGGCGGCATTTTTGCGCGCCGTGTTGACCCAGCGGGTTAGTTGGCTTTGCGAGATGAACGTGTAGTTCTGGTCGTTCAACAGCGCCGAGGTGTCGTTCAAAAGCTGGCTAAGAGACATGCGAACCGTCCGAAAAAGTTAAAGCCCGTGCCCGCGTCACCGCAAGCACGGGCTTCATTGATCAGAGTCGCGCTATCAGACTTGCGTCAGATAGGTCGTATCGCTCTGGCCGCCCATCGTGAAGGTCACAACGGGGGCGGTCGTCACGACCGAAGCGGTCGCGATAACAAGCGGGGTCGGAGACGAAGTGTAGACGCCACCATCGTTGATGATCTGGCCGGTGGCGGTGATGCCGCCGCTGGAGATCGGAGCCTTGATGTTGGCGTTGCGCGTGCGCACCAGACCCGACTGGGTGTAGGGGTTGGTATACGCCGCCGCAGTGGTCGGGAAAGCGTCTTCCGCGCTGATCTGAGCCACAGAACCCGAAAGACCGACGCCAGCCGTGCCCGCCGCGTAAGCAGTGATCGACCAGCACATGATCGCCGTCGCCGCCGCGCTGGCGCCGCCGCCACCACCGAAGGACAGGGTGGGAACAGCCGTCAGGCCGCCCTGACCATGGTCAACGCAGAGGACCGCAGTGACCGTGCCCGAACCCGTGAGGGTGGCGGTGGCCGCAGCGTTGTAACCCTGCGTCACGCCATTCACGCCTTCGCGGGGATCGTTGATGAACACAACGGTCGGGGCAGAGGCGTAACCGGCGCCCTGATTGGTCACGGTCACCGAGGCCACGGCGCTGCCGCTCAAGGTGGCGTAGCCGGTGGCCTGAACACCGCCCGCCGGGGGAGCAGCGAACTGCACAATCGGGGGATAGGTGTAGTTGGTGCCGCCGTTGGTCACGGTGACGGTGGTGCTGACCGCACCGCCGACAATCGCGCGCCAGATCGAGCTGCCAGCCGAGGCAGTGACCGTCGGAGCGGAGGTGTAGCCCGAACCAGCGTTGGTCAGGAGCGCACCCACGACCGCGCCGGTCTGGTTGGCGAGGCGATAGTTCACGCCATCGGAGTAGATGTAGCGAACGCCGCCCTGATGGTCGCCGTTGCCAATGTTGCGCCAGATACCCGTGATCGGGTCGTACTGCTGCACAGTGGTGTAGAGGCCGGTGTTGACCATGTACCAGCCAGCCGGGGAGATCGTCTGGACCTGACCGGACTGGAGGTTGATGACGTTAGTGGCAACGCCCTTCAGAGAAGGAAGTACGCCGGAACCAGAAAAAAGACCCATAGGAAGCTCCTATCAGAGGACTGCGGGCGACGTGCCCGGAACGTTGGGCCACGCGGCGCCGGTGATGCCGGTGATCTGAGCGCCGGACGAGGGCTTCGCGCAGACGAGATCGGCTGCCGAGATCAGAACACCAATGTCGGAGATCTGCCCGACCGGGATCTGGCTTTCGAAACCAGAGAAGGTCATGGGGGCGTATTCAGACATGTAGAGGCCGGTGTAGCGCGAGTTTACCACGATGCAGGTGCCGAGAGGGCAGAAGGGATCGGGGAAGATCGGCGTGTCGAGGACGCGAATGGCGCGGAAGCCCGCGTTCACGGCGTCGTCCTTCTCGTAGATCGAGCGCGGCTTGGTGGTGAACATCTCAAGCGACATGAAGTCGGACATGAGTTCCGCCCAGTTGGCGGGGTTCATCACGGCGTAATCCGGGGCTTCACCGCCAGCACCAGACTGGATGCGGGTGAGAAGCTGGGCCATGCCGACGCGAGTGGTCGCCGCAGCGCCCGTGTTCGTGATCAGCTGGCCGGACCAGAACGAGCCGGGGGTGCGCGAGATGCCGCCGTAGGACGGGACGTTTGTGCCGTCGTCATAGGCCTGCGTCAGCGAGTCCCACACCTGCGTGTTGGCGTAGTTGTTGGAATACAGCGCCTGCGCGTAGGCCTGCTTGATCACAACCGCCGCATCCGACATCACTGCGCGGAGCTTGGGGATGACCACTTCCGAAGACTGGATGATCGCTTCCATTCCGAAGAAGCCGACCGGAACCATGCCGAGCTTGAGCGAGAACTGAGCGTTCTGGATCGCGGCCTGATCGGTGGGCATCGGGAAGTCGCCAGCGAACGAGCCCCAGTTGAAGGAGACGAAAGACGACCCCTGCACCGGAACCGTGATCTGGCTGACACCGCCGCGCGCAGCCTTGGCGTTCGACATGAACAGGCTGAGGAGGGGGTGGGACTGATAGATCTGCACGTAGACGGAAGGCAAGAAAGCGCGCCGTGTGAGGGCGGCGAGCTGGGCGCCAAGCGCGCCGGACGGGGTAATACCGCTTCCGGTCAGCGTGGCTACTGGTGAGGTAGGTAGAGCCATGGGTTACGTCCTTTAGTTACGCCGCGCGACCGAGGGTATCGCGAACATATTTGTCGGGGTCGCTGACAAATTCGGAGAGCTGTGAATCCATGTAGGCCATTGGGTCACGATGGAGTTCAACCAGTGCATCGTTGCGGTTCTTAGACCCGAAGAGATCGAGATCCTGCGGAGCCCAAGTGGGACCGGCAACCTTTGCTGGCGGGGCCTTGCTGGCGACATAAGCCGCAGCGGCCTCTGCGTCCGAATAGTTGCCCGTGCTCTTCATGCGGTCGATCATCTGATTGAAGCCTTCTTCAGTCAGATTATATTCGCGCCGAGCCTTTTCGAGCTGTTCTTCGAGCTTGACCTTGACGCGCTCATCTTCATTCGCGCGCTTCTCCTCAAGACGCTCTTCGAGAAGCTTTTCATACTTCTCTTCCATCGCCTTGAGCTTGTTGAGGTGGGGTTCGATGATCGGCGACATCATGTCGTCGGTCGTCTTGACGTCATTCCACTTGGCCTTCGCGGCCTGCTGGATCTTCTTGCCGACTTCGCCATCATTCCAGAGCGCGTCGATCAGCTCTTTCGAGCGATGCAGGGCAATCTGTTCAGGGGTCATGGTCATGGCTTATTTCCGACCCTTGGGGGCAGTGGAACCATTCTTGCCAGCGCCGCGCGAAGCGTCTTCGCCAACGTGCTCAAGGCTCTTGATGTGGTTGGTGCCGTCGGTGGGCATACCAGACTTGCGCGCGCCGATCCCCATCGTGGGGAACTCGACGTAGTGCATGATGCTGTTGTCTTCCTTGACGTCATTCACGTAAGGGGTAGGAACTTTTCCCTGTGCCATGATATTCTCCTATGCGCCCATCGGCGGTGTTGGTGGGGGCGGGGCGCCTGCTCCGCCCGGCATCATGCCAGCCATGTTCGGCTGCGTTTTGGCGGCACGCGCCAATTCCATAAGCTGCTGGATCGCGCCCATCTGGTCGCCGCCTCCGCCGCCTTCTTTTTCGAGATGCTTGCCAATGTCGGCGACAGCCTTCAACACCGATTGGTGGAGGGCCGAACCCATCGGCAGCTGGGGAAGCGCTTTTTGAAGCGCTTCAAGACCCGTTTTGAGAGCGGCTACGCCTTGCTGCCCAGAGCCAGCCATCGGGCCGGGCATAGTAGCCGGACCTGCGCCGCCCATCGGGGGCATAGCGCCGGGAAGTCCCGGACCAGCGGGGCCACCGGGACCGGCAGGGCCACCGGGCATTGGCATGGGCGGTAAAGCCATAATCTACACTCTCTGAATTAGAGTAGTTCAGCGGCAGGTGCGGCGTTTGGTGCGAGCGGCCATTTTATCACTCCTAGAAAAGGTGAAAAACGGAGGCCTCACGGCCCCCGTTTTTCGAAGCTGCAATTACTTGCGGCCCTTGCGGTGCATCTTACGGCCACGCTTGTCGATGGAGATCTCGAAGGGAAGAGCGTTCATGTTAAACTCCTATTGCTGGGGACGTTGAGAGAGCTTACCATCCCAACACACACAGCTTACGGTGGCTGAAGAAGTTGTGTCAAGGCATAAACGGGAAAAGTCGTGCTTTATCAAAACGATAGGATGGGATGACATGCACATACCTTCACGCGATCTTGAAGGGTTCGCCCGAAATCTCGCAAATATCTGCATGTCCTCACGGCAGGCGCGGCAGAACAGAGGTGCGTTTTTTGACGCTTACGCCACCGCCGGATCGGCGGATGCAGCGGCGCCCGCGATGTTCAACAAGACCTACGCGGCGCTGGACGATCTGGAATCGCTTCTGTTCTCGCCGGTGTCGCTGCGCTTCGCCATCACCGATCCCGATCTGCCGAACATCGTGAACGAATCCAAGGGGCGCGTCGCGGCGGCACGGATTAGAAAGATCTGTCGCCAGACGGACTCCGACAACCTGATCTCGCAGGCGGTCGGCATTGGCCTGCGCAAGGGCCTTGGCCTCCTCAAGTCCGGCGTCGTGAACAAAGAGTTCTCGTGCCATCTCGTGCAACCGGAAAACTTCGGTGTGCTGCACGAAAACCACTGCCGTCTCGATGCGGACATGGAAGCGTTCTCGCACCGCATGT